AACATATCCTTATAAATACGCAGCATAACAACGTGAGATTCCCTTGTGTCTCCTCCTACATAGATTGATGTAACCCCTACAGATGTCATAAAACAGGCAGCGTGGAAGCCCTGTGGTAACGCTCCCTTGGGTTCTCCAATCTGAACAGACTGAAACAGGCCCAAATCCTGTACATACGTTTTGACCGCATGGAGGGTGCTACTGATGTCAAATGCCATTACCTACCTGCCATTCAATTTCTTGACATATCGCTTGGTGTAATCCTTTGCCTCAGATTTCATCTGTTTCTTGAGCCATTCGCCAGTCTGCCGAAACGCTTGATACCCTTTGAATCGTCTCCCCGGACGGCCTTTCCCAGACTCTAGCCAAGGCCCATATACAACACCACCGTCAGTAATGACCGCCTCTAATCCTTGCCGTTTACCCATCACGTTTCGCCTATAGTTTCCGGTGCTGGCTTTTCCCTTCTGCGCTTCTGCTGTAGTCTTATACACTCCGGGTGGTGGTTTCGGTCTGAGAACTATATCGAGTCGCTGCTCTCCCAACTCCATCAACCGTTGAGCAAATTGCTCCGTCATACCCTTGATTATCTTTGTACCCTTCTCAAAGAGCGGGCCTGTTTGCGTTACCTTCATGCCAACGGCTGGCATTAGATCACCGCCTCCCGAACCTTGCGATAATAGGCCACCATAGACTTGCGTAATTGACCAAGATCACGACCATCTAGCTCGGTCGCTCCATCTCCTGTGCCAACGGATCGGCCCCATCCAGAATGTTCCTGATGATAGGTGGCAATGGACTCGGCTAAACACCACCGAGCTATATCCGACTCTGGTTCATACTTACTAATAGAGGCACTGTCCGAATGGGATGCTGCCGTTGTTCCGTTGACCCCACGTTCTATAGTGAGGGTTCGGTTCACGTGGATTGCCACGTTGTTGCTGTGGCTTGCCAATACAGAACCATCCCATGCCCGAATGACGGTCAGATCATTGGTGCTAACTGAAACAACATACATCTGCTCGGAGTCCAGACGGATAATCTCGCCAGCTACGATGCCATGAGAACTATCGAGCGTGACAGTTACCGTGGCATTAGTCGCACCCAAATCGCTCCCCATATCCAGAAGGATGCTGCCCTTGGCTGCAAAGGTTCGATCTGAGACAAATATCTGTTCGCTATCAATCAAAAGAGTATCCCCGACCTCGATCTTGCTGGCATCGGAAACGATCAGAGCAGTATCACTGGAGCTAATACCGCCCGAATCATCCACCGTCCCCGAACTCTTGGTGGTATTGCCCCATCCCCAACTACCTGCAACGCTGATTGACCTCTGAGGCGTGTCTCCAGCCTCAAACGATGCGGTGCTAGACAGGTCAATTTCGATACGGTTATAGCGAGTATTCCCGTCTGATTCTGGGTTGTTCGGCTCAAGAAAATAATCGCTGGAGGATATAGTGGTCGGGCTAGTATTCTGAGCCTGTGTCTGGAGGGTTGAAACGGAGAGCAAGTCCTGATCGAGCCACAACCAACTCGCCCGTCCCGGCCTTGGCTGAGGCCATCGGTAGAGTCTGGTCTGTGTTTTGGGGATAAAATGACGCCGTGTCCAGCGGTCTATGTCTCGGCTTGATGCCTCGATGACACGCTCAACGGCGGTATTATACTGACCACCATTCAAGGAAATAGCGGTCTTGAATCGCTCTCGTGATGTGTACCAATTAGCCATCTCTCTCCAATGCTTTCTATGGATAGGTTGGCCCTATACTCTATATTGTGGTTATATGTTCTTCGGCCCACCTGTCCACGTATAATTACCCAGAGGGCAGTTTCTACGTCCTCGCATATGAATATCAAGAACTTCTCCGTCTATAGGACAAGCCACAGGAGGATCGGCATCTTCTTGTTGTCGTGTTGCCCTATCCTCTCGTGCTATCGCTTGCAATTGCTCCCACGACATCCTCTTTTACCTCTTCGTATCGCTTGACAGTCTTTCTATTTCTTCAACGACATCTGACTTTTCCACCTTACCATTCGGCGATTGCTGAACAAACGCCATGTCTTGTAGCTCAAGAACCCAGCCATCTCCCTCTATATTGAAACCGTCCTTCAACGCTCGCACATAGGTGTTTATCAATTGTTCCACCTGTTGCCTCTGCGCCAACAAAGCACGTAGAGATTGCTTAGCACTCTCTGGAATCTCAAACCGATCTAGTTCTGACATAGTACCCCTCGCTTAGGATAATGCGGTAAATGCTGCACTGGTCTGCTTCCACCCTTCACTTGCAAGTGCTGCATCATCGTTGGTGACGCCACGCACTATTGCCCATATCTGTCTATAGACCCACAGCTTCTGCTCATCTGCCTGAGATAATGCGCTGAATTCAGAGTGACGGCTAAACCGTACCAGTGCAGCAGAAACAAATGAGGCCACATCATCATGGGTAGCTGGTTCTAGCAATGTGCTTCCAGCCAGTGCTGTTAGAACCCTTGCAGCCTGTGCGTTACTACCAGACATCCCTACAGCAGTCAGGTGCGCTTTAGTAGTATTTACATCTGCCATCTACGCACCTCCTAGTGCCAGCCTGCTCCTCGTACCTGATGGGAGTAGTTCCTGTTGCTCGGTACTCAGAACCCTGACTAGCGACATCATGTCCTCCCTCATCTGGCTGATAGCACCGTTGTGAAGACGCTGCAACTGCGTTGCGTTGATGAGCCCTCGGTTCTCTCTGGTGTCGCCCAGTATCCCAGCATCAACAAGAGTGGCTTCGTTATACCCAACGAAATCATCCCATTGATTCCTGATAATCTTGTCAGGGCTGACCACCAGATCAAAAGCTCGTGCCAGTGCTGCGTCATCATACGCATCGTATGCAGCAGCAGCCCCATCGTAGAAAATGTCACCGTCTTCATCGACAATAAATTTGAGGCCGAGCGAACTGCCATCCCATATACCTACTGCAAACAGGTTCGCGTCTGCGCTTGGATTTCCCACCCCATTCGATCCATCATGCTCAGACACCTGTATAACAACCGCTGCCTCGCCTCCTGCAGTATGAGTTGTATTAACTGAGTCTACATACGCAGTCATCTGGATTCCACGGTCTGCCTCGGATAGCCCTATAATTTCAAGTCCGCCTTCAGTTGCAACGGCCTTTTGTATAGCTCCATAGGTATCAGCCTCGGCAACACCTGTCATAGCCTGTGCCACATCCGATGATTTGACCGCTAAAATCTGGTTGTCCGCTGCTCCCTGATTGATGCTCAGACCTGTGGTTATATTCGCATTTGCCGTATCCCCTATATGGAGAATCTGAGCAGAATCAATGGTCATCGCCAGCGTGGGAGTACCGCTCGCACCAGTGTAAAATTGCATACGCGATGAGTTGGTTGACCCGGAATCCAGAGTACAGTTCATTGCCCCCACGTTGGTGCTGGCTGAGTAGAACTGAAACTCTCCTATGGCAGATGCGTTAGACGGATCAGCGTTCTGAAGCACGACCTTGCACTTTTCATTTCCGGTTCCACTGATGGTCAAGTACCGTCCAGTCCCAAGGTCAGGGCTGGTATTCCCGATCCCGACATGCCCAAACGATCCGCTGATAATCACGTTGCCTGTGGCATCGAGCGTCAAGTCCCCTGCGCTTGTGTCTATCTTCCCTGCATCCGTGAGCGTTATATCACCCTCTAGGAACAAATCTTGCCATGCTGCGCTGGCTGATCCCAAGTCATAGGTATCATCAGCACCGGGAATCAAATCTCCATCAAGTCTCGTTGTTCCTGCATCAACCCAGAGGGCATAATTGTTAGTAATAGTCTGGTTGGTTCCTGCCGTAGCTGCTGCGTTGATATATAACGTAGCTGCACTGGTTGTCGTGACTGACGAATTAGTGGCAGCCAAGGTAGGGGCTTCAATCCTTACATGGGTATATAGTGCTGCTGTTCCAGAACCCGATGTATTGCTATCGGTGATTGTTCCGCTGTCGAGATGCACCATCGCACCATCACCGGGAGTCACGGACTTATTTCCGCCCAGAGCTAATCCGGTCAGGGTTCCGAGCGATGTGATTCCGGACTGTGCTGCATCAACACCAATGACACTGGAAGCTGCGGTTAGGCCCGTCCCTGCGAACAATGTGGCAACATCTGCCAACGCTTCCTTCTTTGTTGCGTTGGAATCCGTGGCATCCATAAATGCGATGTAATCACCATCAGCAATAGCGACTTCCCCAACCTCGGCCAAATCGACGCTTAGGGTATGCGTAGTTCCCTCACCACTCGTGGCAGCATCGGAATCAATGCCCGTACCGCCCGTGATTGTCGCTACATAGTTTCCCGTAGTATGAGTCGTGAGCGTTATCAGGTTATTGAGGGTCGTTGCCCCTGTTCCACCTTGGTCAACTGCAATGGTAGTTCCTTCCCATGTACCAGTAGCAATAGTCCCAACGGCTGTTATGTTGGTCTGTGATGCGGTGGTTAGCGTCCCGTCAAGTTCATTGACGGCTAGATTAGCAAGGGTGAACCCACTCGTGGTGTTGACCGTGGTGCTTGGTTCTTCGTGGGAATTCCCAGTTGTAGCGAATAGCTTCCACTTATCTGAATCACTAGCATCTCGGAACAGCCCTGCAAACTTCTTTCCCGAATCGGTATACTCTGCAATGATCCCCAGATCGACGCTGTTTGCTGGGTTGTCATTTGCCAGATGAAACAATGGGTCATCAATGATTACAACCGAGGAACTGACCGTGGTCGTAGTGCCATTCACCGTGATGTTGTCGGAGAACACCACATTGCCCGAAACTGTTATGTCTTGGTTGGATCGGATTCTTGGCGAATCATCAGCACTAAAATCAAGAATAAGATAACTGTCCCTGTCAGCATCAAGCACAGCAAAGGTGGTTTGGGTCACTCCATCGAAAAGACCTAAATCAACATCCTTCAACCCTATTCCGACACCCATGACAGGGACAGCAACAGAACCTCCAGAAGGCAATTCATATGCCCAGTAGTTAGCATTTGCATCTGCTACTTCCCAGAACGCAGAAACGTCATGCCCTGTTCCGACTGTACTTCTTGTCTCTCCGTGGACAACTAGGTCACCTGTAACAGTGAGATTCTTGACCGTCCTTATGAAACCTTCAGTCCCTATCCCACGTATACCCTCGGTGCGTGATCCTGTAGTCATTCAGCACCTACCTATAATACATTCTGAGTACGCCCTCTTTTGCATTCCCGGCATTAGATACAACAAGACTGAGCTTGCCCATAACTGCAGCACCGGGATCGGCATCGCCACCCGGTATGAAATGCTCGCTTGTGCTTGTATGCCTGTTTGCCAGACCCCCATTAGCCACATCAATGCTATCTTCGTCATTGACTACGATGTCATAGTTCGCCGTTGGAGCCGTACTGCCCGGATTAGTGGCCCAGCGGAGAGGGATTCCGCTGAGTACCACTGTATCCGTGCCGGAAACGTCTCCAGAGGAGTCGCTCGTCCAACTCCACTGGACGTATTTCACCGTGTCATGGGACGAGTATGTAATCGTTACGCTACCTGCCATAGATCATCCCTCCTAACTGTCAATTGCTGGTAGTACATATCCTGATGCGGTGTCCGTAGCGACTCCAAGATTATCAAACTGCCGAACTCCATCAGCGTCTATGAGGATTTCACTTGCGGTATCGGCATGACCGATTCGGTTGTGGGCTATAATCCCAGAGTTGTTACTGGTATCACTATCGACCAGCAAATCGCCAGCCGTATTGAGTCTGTATATATAGTTACGCAGGATTCGGCAGCTTGTGAGGTCTTTCCCACTCGCTACGCCTATGACTGCGTTGGAGTTCTGAACTCCTAGCTCGATGAAATTATCGTTCATTACAAGTAGATCAGTGTCCTCTCGCACCGTTATGAAGTTGACACAGGCAGTATCAACGTCGGTTGCTACACATTCCGTAACACTGAGTCCGTCACACGCATTAGCTACCGCACTGGTGCGTATACAGGTTAGGAAGTTCTCAGCCGTGGTGTTCTCTTTCCACTCACACTTGTGGAATTCTGCACTGGCTGCGGATACGTCAATCGCTACCGTTATATCAGCATGACCTGCGGAGAATATCACGTTTTCCCATCGTACATTCGCTGCGCTAACCACAATAGAGACTGATGCACCAGCGTCCAATAGCAGTGTTGGCCTTGCGGTTCCACGCCCCAGCCCTATAATCGTGACCCCTGCAACGTCACAGGTGATCGCTGATGCGCCTGTAAGCGTCTCAGAATGACCAGCCATGACATAGATCACGTCACCATTGTTGGCAGTTGTCTGGTTGATTGCCGAGTCAATAGTCGTGAATGGAGCGTCTGGGTTGCTTCCATACCCTGCACTGGTTCCACCAGTCGAGGAACCGCTGTCTACAAAGAAGATGTTTCCTGTAGTCTGCGATTCGGGGTTTACTACATAGACACCACCCGATGTCTTGCGTACAAATAGTTCTGTCTTAGCCATTGTTCACTCCTTCCGCTTTTCGGGGTTATAGACCCTTGTTGCGAGATTGCTTGACCATTTTGTCCATCGTGGGCTGCTCCTCTGCCTTCGCATACCGAGCAGCCACGATAGCTTTCGCATCATTCTGACTGCAACCTTCTTCATCCATGACACCCCAGACCTCGTTGGCCCATTCCATAGGCTCAAGACCACCGGGAAGATTGCGTTTGTTGCCAGAAATCCTCATCCTATGTGTTTGTATCCACGTAAACTTGCGCCCCCGTAGAGGCTGCGCCCTGCAATTCCTTCTTCGGGTAGGCGTATCCATATCGGATGACCACACCAGCTACATTATCTACGCCAGTGTTGCCACCTTCTGCAACATAGAGCCGAACATAGTCGAACCCACCGTCCACGTCCATGTCCTCGCCCCTCGCCTCCAGCACGACGAAATTCCCGTCGGCATCCACCGGGTTGTCGGTGTCATAGTTCCCACCGCTGGCATCGCTTGTGAGGTCTTTTGCGCCAGTTCCAGACGAATCGGAGGCTTGTTGCAGTCGACATTCGTCAAGGTCGTCACTTGAATCCCAAGTTCCGATCTCCACGTAGGCCATAACCCTTGCGTAGTTCTTCATGGAGAGCCAACTACCATTATTCGAGGCGTTTGTCCCACCAATGTCTGCCAAGTCCATCAGGTCTATACTTGCGTGTTCGCTCAATCTATTCGACATAATTTCCTCCCATTGATCGTGTCAGGGGCTAAGTTTTACCCCTGCACCACTAGGATTGTGGCACGGATGCCATATCTTGTGCTGCTTTCGCAGCTTTGTCGTCCATCAGTGTCCCACATCTCTTGCACTTCGGTGGGTATTCATTCTTGTCGTGCATTCGGGAACAGTGTGGACACATCACCTGTAGTCCAGCACCTCCGGGAGCTTCTGTAACTGCTAATGCCATGATGATCCTCCTATGATCTGGTTGCCAGATTTACGAATGGGCTGAGTGTATTGCTGCCATTCCGTGGGGTCAGGGCAGATTCCAGCCAAGGTCGTCCATCGAGTCTGCTCGTGAATCTCCAAACAGTCTCGTCATTCTGGAACCGTACATGAGGGCTCGCAGCCATGCTCAATGTCTGCCTGTCTCCGATTACATAGTACCCGAAGTCTACGAAAAAGATGTCCCCTGCTGTCCCCAATGTCTGACACTTCTCCGTCATAATCAGGGGCCGTCCATAGATCGTTGCTGGTGCAGCCCCAGCCATGTTGTTCATCATGACCGCACTACCGCCAGTACCAACAGATCGAGACATGCTAACGATTTGCGGAAGCGTGTCTGGATGAGCTACCCACACAGCTCTTGCTCGGCTGCTTGGGATCAT